CGGTCAGAAAGTGAAACGCCGCCCGGTCGTGCCAGACGTCATACGCCCGCGGCGGCTGCCATGTGGTGGCGTCGGCCACAAGCCAATGCGCGCGCGAGGCGCGTTGGCCGAGACGGGCTTTGGTGGCCTCCAATGCCGCCGCGGACTGCGGGAGGTGCGTCATCCTCGCCGGCCGCCAGTACAGCTACAGCACCGGGTTCCAACGCCATCCCAAGTGCGACTGCGGCATGGACCCCATCGACATCGAGCGGTGGGGCGACGTACCCAGCCCCGAGCAGCTGGTCGCGCAGATGAGCCCCCAGGAGCAACGCAGGCGCCTGGGCGCGGCCGCCGTCGACGCCCTCGACAAGGGCGCGGACCTGGCGCAGGTCCTCAACGCCCGCCGTGGCATGACCACCCTGACCGTCCACGGCAAGAAGGTGCAGGCCACCACCGAGGGCACCACGCGCCGAGGCATCGCCGGCAAGCGCCTCGCCGAGGACGCCGGCGCCGCCAAGGTGGCCGGCCAGCGCTACAGCCGGTCGAGGACCCCGCGGCTGATGCCGGAGGAGATCCTGCGCCTGGCCGAGGACCGCGATCACCAGCTGCGGCTGCTGAAGAAGCACGGCTACATCTACTGACTTCCCCACGGCGCGAGGCCCTGGGGGTGCCGTGCGGCGCGATGCCGTACGGAGTCACCACACAGAGAGGGAGCGCGATGCTCCGCACACGGAAGAACACCCTGGCCGTCGTCGGCGGCGGCTGGGCCCACCCCTACCCCGCCAGCCCTTTCGCACCCTGGTACGCCGACGGAGGGGACGGCGGCGGCTCCGGATCCGGCAGCGGAGGCGGGGCCGGTGATGGCGGCGCAGGCGGCGGTGACGGGGGCGGCTCGGGCGGCGGGGACGACCAGCTCGGCGAGGCCGGGAAGAAGGCACTGCAGGCGGAGCGCGATGCCCGCAAGGCGGCCGAGGACCGGGTCAAGGATCTGGAGGCCAGGCTGTCCCGCAAGCCCAAGCCGGACGACGGCAAGGACAACGGCGGGAAGGGCGGCGAGGGGAAGGGCGATCCTGCCCCGGACGCCGAGGCGATCAAGAAGGAGATCCGCGACGAGATCGCCGCGGAGACCAACGCCCGCCTGGTCCGCGCCGAGGTGAAGGCAGCCGCGGCCGGGAAGCTCGCCGACCCGGCGGACGCCCCGAAGTTCATCGATCTGTCCGCGATCAAGATCGGTGACGACGGCGAGCCGGACGCCAAGCAGATCAAGAAGGCGCTCGACGACCTGCTGAAGGAGAAGCCCTACCTGGCGGCCACCGGCCAGCAGGGGTGGGGCGATGTCGGCGGCGGGGGGCAGCAGTCCGCCCCGCCCGCCGACGTCGAGCCGGGCCTGGGCCGTCTGCGGCACGCCTACGCCACCGAAGGCAAGAAGAAGTAGCCAGCCCGCCACGGCGGGCCGAACCGTGAAGGAGGCCCGTCGTGGCCCTGACCCTGGTTGAGGCAGCCAAGCTGTCCGACACCCAGCTCCAGCGCGGCGTCATCGAGACGTTCGTGCAGGAGTCGCCCATCCTCGACCGGATCCCGTTCCTGCCGATCGAGGGCAACGCCTACGCCTACAACGAGGAAGCCGCGCTGCCCGGCGTCGCGTTCCGGTCGGTGAACGAGGCATACACCGAGTCCACGGGCACGGTGAACCAGAAGTCCGAGAGCCTGGTCATCCTCGGTGGCGACGCAGACGTGGACAAGTTCATCGTCCGCACGCGCGGCAACCTCAACGACCAGCGGGCCGTGCAGACCCGCATGAAGGTCAAGGCCGCCTCGTACAAGTTCCAGGACACGTTCTTCAACGGCGACGTGACCGTGGACGCCAAGGCCTTCGACGGCCTGAAGAAGCGACTCACCGGCGCCCAGGTCCTCGACGCCGCGACCAACGGCATGGGCCCGGTCGCCGGCGGACACGACTTCTTCGACGTCCTCGACACGGCCATCGCCCGCGTCCCGGGCATCAACGGCTCCAACGGAGCGATCTACGCCAACGCCGCGGCGATCGCCCGCATCAAGTCCTCCGGGCGCCGCCTGGGCGGCGTGGAGATGATCCGCGAGGCGCTCACCCAGAAGATGGTGCAGACGTACAACGGCATCCCCATCCTCGACCCGGGGCAGACCGCGGCCGGCGCGGACATCCTGCCGCAGACCGAGACGCAGGGATCGTCCTCGGTCGCCTCGTCGATCTACGTCGTGCGCTTCGGGCAGGACGAGGGCGACAAGGCCGTCACCGGACTGACCAACGGCGGCGTCCAGGCGTACGACCTGGGCGAGCTGCAGGAGAAGCCGGCCTACCGCACGCGTATCGAGTTCTACACCGGCCTGGCCGTCTTCGGCGGCAAGGCGGCGTGCCGGATCCGCGGCGTACTGAACGCCTGACCCAGGAAGGGAAGACGCCTCTCATGGCTACACGGAAGACCAGCACCCCCACCGAGACGAGGCTTGACGAGCACCTCGACAGGCCGTCCACCACGGCGCCCGGTGACGGCCCGGCGGACACGACCGACCCGAACGAGCGGGCGTCGTCGGCCACCCCCGACAAGGGGGCGGCCGCGCAGGCCGGGCACGGCACCGTCAACGCTGTCGTCCCGGTCCCGGCCCCGGAGAAGCCGGCCGGCCGCGAGGGCAAGGACCGCATGGAGACGTACGCCGCGACCCGCCCGGACGGCACGAAGGTGACCGTCGAGCGGAACATCGAGACCGGCGAGTCGTCGGTCAAGGGCGGCTGACGTGGCGCCGCTGCCGCCGCTGGCCACCGTCGAGCAGCTGGAGGACTGGTTGCAGGTGCCGCGGGGCAGCGCGCCCGAGAACACGGTGAACCTGGCCCTGGCGATCGCCTCCGACATGGTCCGCAGGGAGGCACGGAACACGTTCACCGTGCGGACCACGACCCTCGGCCTGCGCGTCGAGGACGGTCGGATCGCGCTCGCCGGTCCGGTGCACTCCGTCGCCTCCGTTGTCATCACCGGCCAGACCCTCACCGAGGGCACCGACTGGGAGCTGGACGGCGACGAGGTCCGTCTGTGCTCGCCGTACCGGTGGCGCACGTGCGGGCGGGCGCTGGTGACGTGGACGTACGGCCTGCAGACCGTGCCGATGGAGGTTGTGGGCCTGGTCCTCGACGTCGCCGCGCGGGCGTGCGTGAACCCCAAGAACCTGCGCCAGGAGTCGACCGGGCAGCGCTCGGTGACGTTCGCCGCCGAGACCCTCGCGACGTCGCTGGCGCAGGTGGAGATCGACAAGCTGGCCCGCTACCGGCCCGTCAAGGGGCTGACCTCACGCTGGAGGTGACCGGTGTTCGGGCAGTCACCACTGATGGACCAGACGGTGGAGCACATCGGCCGCCACTACGGGGAGGACGAGCGCGGCAACGACGCGTGGATCGAGGAGGACCCGGTCGAGGTAGCGAACTGCTCGGTGCAGCCGCTGGACTCCGCCGAGTACCTCACCAGCGCCTCCGATCAGGTCGTCTCGCGCTGGCAGTTCTTCGGCCCGCCCGACATGGTCCTGAAGCACACCGACCTGATCCGGGTGGACGGCACGACGTACGAGATCGACGGCAAGCCGGGGCTGGCCCGGTCGGTGTCGCCGTTCCTCGCCCACACCTCCGCAGTGCTGAAGGAGTACACGGGATGAGCAGGCCCAGGATCCGGTTCGACCAGCGGGGCATGGACGCCATCATGCGCCTGCCCGAGGTACGCGCAGCCCTGCACAACAAGGCCGAGGAGATCGCCGCCCGGGCCCGCACCATCGCCGCCTCCGAGATCGACGACGGGTTCGCCGGCGAGATCCGCGTCTCGGACGAGACCCGCCCCTCAGGGCGCCCGGTCGCCAAGGTCGAGGCGACCCGCCAGGACGCCGCCGACCACGAATGGGGCTCGACCAACACCCAGCGGCGCCGCGTCCTCGGCCGGGCCGCCGGCGTCCAGCCGGAGACGATCTTCCACGACCGGGCGAACCGGCCATGAGCTGGCCCGAGATGGACTGGGGCGACCTCGAACAGGCGGTCTCCCTGTGGCTCAGGTCCCGGCACCCGGGCGTGCGCGTGGTCCAGGAGCTGCCCGTGGACCTGGAGACGAAGCTGCCCCTGTTGCAGGTGCAGGTCACCCCTGGCGGCGGCGAGGACGGCACCACGGGGGTGACCCTGCTGGACGTGGACGCGTTCGCCTCGACCCGGGCCGGGATGTGGACGCTGGCCAACACGGCCCGCACCAGCATGCTCGCCCTGGCCGGCCAGTACGCCGGGGGCCTGGTCATCGACAGCGTGTCCACCGACGTGCGGCCCGCACCGGTCGCCTACGGCAATCCGGCGCTGCGCCGGGCGGTCGCCACCTATCGGCTCACCAGCCGCGCCCAGGCGCCCGCCTGACGCGCAACCAACCGCCCGCCCCCACCCCGCCGGTGGGGGCTTCATCATGAAAGGGGGCGGCATGGTAGCCGCCGATTTCACCACCATCGCGGAGCTGCGCGCGTCGCTGATCCGCAAGGCCCTGCGCTACGCGATCTTCGCGGCCGACGCGCTCTTCCGATCTATGTCGAGGTTCACGAACGCACCGGTCCGATACAGCGGGCGCAGGCGCTCGGCCACCCGGGCCACCTCGTCGTCGAAGGCGAGCACGTTGAGCTGGCTGCACAGCGACGAGGCCTTGACCGAGACGTAGTCGACGTCGTCCCTCGCCACCACGGCGTGGACGGCGGCGAGGCGGCGGGCGGCCTCCGCCTCGCCGAGGATCGCCTCG